TGGCGGTTCGTGCACTTGACGCGCTGCTGGATTATCAGGATTACCCGATCCCGGCCGCCAAACGTGGAGCGATGGGTCGTCGTACGCTGGGTATTGGTGTGATCAACTTCGCTTACTACCTGGCGAAGCACGGTAAACGCTACTCCGACGGCAGCGCCAACAATAACAACGCCAACAATTCCTGGGCGCTGGCCCCCTGATTTTGCATAACTGGGTCAAATGCAGTAACGAACGTGAACCGGACCCATGTAAAAGGAAAGATACTTCCCTGGCGAAAGCCTGAAACTGCCCGCTGATGATCCCGCGCGGACGCTGCTTGCATGGCGGGGGTATTGTGCTAACCCCGTTTCATGCGCTGGATCGAAGCAGTTTAGACGCACACCAACACCACAACTGTACGGAGGGCGAATACTTTTCTATGACAAGCGAACAGCGCCGCGAGGCGCGTTACAGACGCCGCCAGACAAGGCGGCAGGCAAAGCGAAAGGCCCGCAGCGACGCCCTGGGGCCGATTGAGGAAGTTTTCAGTTACCGCGCCATGTTTTTCTATGGCCGGAAATGCTGCAACGGCGTGAGGTGGAAAGCCAGCACACAGCGGTTTGAAATGCACCTGTTTTCAGGCACCGCCAAGCGCCGGCGCAAGATCCTGAATGGAACATGGAAGCCAGGCAAAACCGCCCATTTCACACTGAAAGAACGGGGCAAGGTTCGACCAATAGACGCGCCGCACATTGAGGATCGGCAGGTTTATAAGGTTCTGACCAAAAAGGTGCTGGTGCCGCTGTATGTGCCCAGTATGATCTACGACAACAAAGCCAGCCAGAAAGGCGGCGGCCTGCATTTCCATTACAGACGCCTGGCCAAGCACCTGCGGGACCATTACCGCAAGCATGGACTGGAGGGTGCCCTGTTCCTGATGGATTTTCACCACTTTTTCCCGGACGCGCCCCACGCGCTGCTGTATGAGCGGCACCGGGGCATGATCCTAAACCCGGACCTGCGGCAGTTGGCCGATCTGGTGGTGGCAGCTGTGCCGGGCGGCGTGGGTATGCCGCTGGGCGTGGAGCCAAGCCAGCAGGAAATGGTGGCGCTGCCGTCCTCCCTGGACAACCGGATCAAAGCCCAGCTTTCGATCCATGGCGCTGCCCATTACATGGACGACTATTACACCATTCTGCCGTCGAAGCAGGCGGCGGAGGTGACCGCAGCGGACGTGATCGGCCACGCGGAGGCCATGGGCCTGCAGGTCAACGCCGGGAAGTCAAAAGTGGTTCCGTTCTCCAGACCGTTCCGGTTCTGCAAAGCAAAGTTTCAGGTGACGGACACCGGCGCCGTGAAGATCCACGGCTGCCGGGACGGAATGAAGCGGGCACGGCGGAAACTGCGGCTTTTCCAGGCGCGTGTGGCCAGAGGTGAAATGACGGTGGAGCAGGTGGCCCAATGGCTGCAAACGCCGATTTCCTATTATGAGAACTTCAACGATCACG